GCCAGCCAAGTGAAAGGCCGCGCCAAAGAACTCGCTCAGGCAATGCGTACCGGCACTTGGGGCTAACCCATGCAATCGCTCATCCTCAAGTGGGGCATAGCTGCCGCTATCGTCCTTGCACTCCTGTACGCCCCATACCGCTATGGAGTGCATGAGACTAATGAAAAGCGTGATAGCCAGGACAACGCGGCCCTTGCCAAAGCGAACGAGAAAGTCGCGGAGGCCGAGAGAAAAGCGAGAGAAACCGAGCGCAAATCAGCCGAAACGATTGCGGCTATAGAGGCCAGACTCAGCCAGGAGAACCAGAGTGCCCAAGCTGAAGATCAGCGCACTATTGATCAGCTTCGCACTGACAATCTCAGGCTGCGCAAAAGATTCTCGTGTAGCTCCACTGGAGCCGCTTCTGTGTCCACGCCCAGCACCGGTACCGGTAGCAGTGATGCAGGAGCAGCCAGCGGACTTCAGCGAGCAGATGCGGAATTTCTTATTCGACTCGCAGGACGAGCCGACGCAGTAGCGCGCCAACTGAAGGCGTGCCAATCAATCCTTCAATCTGACAGAAAAGGCCAGTGACCGAGTTTGTGTAGTCCGGCGCGGCAACCAAACGAGGAAGAGTCACATGGCCGGTGTAACGGTAACAACCCTAGACCAGTTCAATGAGCTGGAGAAGCGCGTAGAGGCGCTAGAAGCTGCGATCAAGGATTCAGGCAAGCCTGATACTACTTCGCCAGTACAAGAGCCTCAGAAGCCCGTAGAGACGCCTACAACGGCATTGAGTCTAGTGCCCAATGCTCAGGTAACGAGTGGCGACTGGGACAACGGTGTCTGGATAGCTGATGACACGGCGCGAATCTCGGTAGCCAGTGACCCTGCGCTGAAGATTGGCATCATCGGCGTGGCAGGTGATGGGGTGGCGCGTAAGGTCAAGAACGTCGAGGTATTCGGCGACAAGACCAGCGTAACCTTTGAGGGTAACAAGCTAGATCCAAGCAAGGTTGCTGGTAAGGCGGTGGTATTCACTGTCCCAAAGTCTGAGGGGTCGGCCAATGTGCCGGCCAATGAACCTGTAAGCATTCCGGACGCAAACCAGAAGCAGGCTATCCCGCTCATCTGGTGGAATCTGGTGGGGCTGGGTAATAACCCCTACGTCCAAGGCGCAGTGCTTGAGACTCACTACCGCGAGCCTCAAGAGCGTCACTGGAAAGAGATCCAGCAGCACAACATCAAGGGTATCCGCCTAGTCACGGCAGGAGAGCGATTCTGGCAGGGCTCGAAAGAAGCTGGCCTTAACCCTGCTTACACTGCTTTAATTCATACCCAATTCAAATGGGCAGCCAAATACGGCGTGACCCATATGAACATTGACCTG